CCTTACAACTAACTAACGCTGCTAAAGCTATTACACGTAGTTCCGGACTTAAACTTTCACCGTCTCAGGCACGGAATATCGTGAAACGTCTCTTCTCTTCAGGTTCCCGTTCCTCTCGTATGTCGACTTCTACTCGTTCATCGACTCGCTCTTCTCGCGGATCTGGAGGTTCTACTTCGGGTGTTGTAACCACGCGTCAGCACGATGTCAGCGGTCAATACAGATATAAGCGTATGCCCCGCCGAAAGCGTCGCCGTTGGGTCAAAGCATTGAAAAAAAATGCTGCTATGGATATGGCTCAGTCAGCTACGCAGACAGCTGTGTTTAATAACAACATTATTGGAGTTATTGACTTTTCTGGTTCAGGCCGCACCCAAAATTGGGTTGCTTGTCACCTCTACGGAATGAAAGGAGTACCCCCTTCTGGTACTCAAGAAGTTGGTGTCGAAGACGTAAAATTTATCGGTGATAACGATAAGCATGTCGAATTGCAGAAAAATACTCGAATCAAGTTTGAATCTGCTGTTCTAGATCTTACTATCAAAAATACTAATGCCGAAAACGGCTTGGAGGTCGATATTTACGAAGTTACTTATCGCTCAACTACTAAGCAGGAATGTCTTACGAATATCCATTCGGATATGTTTAACACAACACCCTCTAATCGTGATCCGCCTGTTTCTACGGATGTTGCAGCATGGGACAGACGTGGTGTTACCCCCTTCGATACTGTTCAATTTGGTGCTACAGGTGCCAAGATTTTATCTAAAAGAAAGGTTTTCTTGCCTGCCGGTGATACTGCTACCTATCAATATCGTGATCCAAAGAATCATTACTTTGGTCCAGATGATTTCGATGATCTCACTGGTTACGTTAAACCATGGGTTACTCGTACTATCTTGTTTGTTTACAAAACCATTACTGGAGAAACTGTTCCTCCCGCTCCTTCTATCCGTATTGGATGTACTCGGATCTATAAATATAAGATCAAGGGAGAGGTTGAAAACGGAATTATGGTTGCCTAACTCACGCGAAGCGTGAGGGTCAGGGTTTTAGGGTCAGGGTCGGGTCAGGGTCCATAGGGTCAGGGCCGAGCGCCGGTAACGCGAGGGATTCGGGTCGAGCGCTGGTACCGCGAGGGTCAGGGTGCAGAGCGCAGCGGGCAAAGGAGAAATGGTATCTGTTAAGCTCCTGCCAAAAATAAAGAGAATCAAAATGAGTGACTTTTATTCTTCTCAATAACGCATCCAAAGTCAGCGGGTCTAAACCAGGATACCACTCAGCAGGACATAAATTGGAAGTAATCCAAATCTTTTCAGCAATTAGGGGGGTTGCGGAACCCTTGATTTCCACAAGAACAGGGTAGCGGTCAAGCCATCGTAAGAGGTGCTCAATGGAAATACCACCTCTAAATTCATCAACGACAACATGTTTGTGGCCTCGGTAACCGTCCCAAAACTTGGTAGACGGAACCTTAGGGTAAGCGTCCATCCCAGCCTCTGCCCAAGCACGATGGGACTTCCCCAATCCAGTCCGGCCCCAATAAACGAAACATTCGCGTTCAACGGCTCTAGGCTCAGCATAATATGCACCAATTCGTTGTAATTGCCCGAAATAACGAACTTGAATATCCGCAGGGATCTCCCCAAGTCGGCTTCCCTTGGCCAGGTCAAAGACGGTCTGCCAATCTGTCTTCGAGTTGCGTCTAATAGGTTTGCGTCCCAACTCGAATCTTGTGCCGGCGACACTTGTGTCATCCTTCCAGACATACTCGTCGGCTGCACTTGCTCTACTAAGCTCGGCGTGGAACGGCCCAAAGCAGGTCCGGACGGCTCGCAATCGGACAGATCTTCGGAAGATAACCAAGAGTTGCCAATGAAGGAATCCATTCTCTCCTCCTCGTTCGAGTTGGCCCTTGATATAGGTACAGGCATCGGGAAGATATGGCGTGAAATGTTCTTGAGGGATAGTCAAAAGCCAGTACACGCCTTGCATCAGATCGGGATTTCGCAGTATTACTTACAGAGCGAAATCCCACTCCCACTTTTATATACCCCTCGTGTGGCTTAGACATAGGCCGTTTGACGCGCAAAAATACTTGTGGGCCTTACCTAACTAAACATGGGATATAATTACAATACTCCCTTACAACTAACTAACGCTGCTAAAGCTATTACACGTAGTTCCGGACTTAAACTTTCACCGTCTCAGGCACGGAATATCGTGAAACGTCTCTTCTCTTCAGGTTCCCGTTCCTCTCGTAT